GATCCTGGACCTGTTGCAACTAAGTCTTTAAGAGCTTGTTGACGGTTACGCTCTTGTACTTCTATAATTCGATCTTGATAACCATCCCCTCCAGTAGATGTAGTTGTTGTACTTTTTGTTGATACAGAAGGTTGATTACTGGGATGTCCAGGAGATCTATCTTGTGAAGGCGAACCTGAATGACTCACGCCTGGACTCCAACCTCTATCTTCATGTCCGGGTGGTTGATATTTTGGTCTTTCACCCGTAGATGTTTTCTTTACTAATAAATCAGTAGCTTTATGGGGTCCAAGTCTAACATTCCCACCTTCTTTAGCTCGGAATAAACTTTTGACTCCCGTTGAAAAATCATTGGGATCATCAAAGGCAGCATTGTAATCTGTTAATTCAATTTCATTACCACCGTCATCAATAATTTCTTCGCTTTCGTTAATATCTAAAATACCCCCCTGCGCATAATCTCTTTCCCATCGCTTTGCAATTTCTGGATGGTTCGCATGTAAATAGCGTCTTTGCTTTTCAGATTGAAAAGGCATTATCTTCTTGGACCTTTAAGTGTTTTAACATCCTTTCGTTTCATCACGTCAGAACGCATTTTTGCACGATTAGACATTTTTTGTTTTTCAATAGAAGTTTTTGCTCTTAATAAAGCAAGATCTTCATTTTGCTCCATCTTGTCTTCTTGAATATCTCTATTCATCAACATTTTAGATCTATCTAAATTAATGCGAGCTTCGTCTTCTTGTTTTTTTCTAAAATTGTCTTGAGCTTTAATATCCAGTTCTCTTGCTCTTAATTTAGCAATTGGATCATTACCAAAGTCTCCGCTAATTTTTCGTTCGTCTTCTAAGAACTCGTTCATCATTTCAGCAATCAAAATTGCTTTTCTTGATTCTAGGTCTAATAAGAGTCTATCTAATTCTCCTTTGACTTCTGGATTTTGAGCAACCTGTGCATTCGTTTGTATCAGTTGTTGTAGTTCTTGTATCTTAACTATTTTATCTCTCATTTCCATTTGAACTTGTTCATCTGCCATCAAAGCGATGTGTTCGAATATATTCTTCTCTAAGGCTGAAGTGATCATGGGATTATTTTTTGCCATCGCTGTCGCCATAAAAGCAATGTGCGCTGAGATATGCGCTTGATGATCTTGTCCCGTAAACGCTTGGAACGGTTTGCCTGCCATAGAATCAATATGTTCTAACGCCGGATTTTTAGGAGCCGGTGGTGGAGGCGGTGGTAAAATTTGGTCTATGTTCTTCACACCCATGGCTGCATACATATCTCGATACGCTTCATACATATTATGCATTTGTGGATTCGCCTGAGCGAGTTGTAATTCTGTTTGTGCCGTTGCAATTCTTTGGGTCATCGAAAAAATATTAGGATCCGCTACGGGAAGGATATCGACTTTATCATCAAAGTCGCTTTGTTTAATCTCACGTTCTCCTCCTACGACATCGTACGGATAAACCGGCGGTAAGTAGGTTGAAAAGACATCAGACAATAAAACAAACTCTTGTTTCATGGCTGCGTACAATCGCTTATGGATTGCTGACATTACCCTTGAACCACGTTCCAAAAGAGCTACGGTCGTACCAACAGCGGCCTGCTGGTTCCCGTCCCCGACCTGCATGTCAGCAATGGACGCGAATCTTTGTCCTGCATCTACACAAATTCCCATCAACTGTAATAATGTTTGTGATGGTTCTTTGTATGGCAAATTCATAAAAGCATCTTTTAGATTTCCACCAGGAGCGTCTACATCACGCCATTCACCTGGTTGTAATGAGACAGCATCATCTCTAACTCTGATGCCTCTCTGTTTAAATCCTGAAGGTAAATTGGAAAGTGTACCTGCATCTATGAGTTGGCGAAGAGCAGACGTGGCTGCTTTTGTTAGACCGCCAATCATATGGATTAATCCAAAGCCGTAAAATCCTAGTCCAGGCAGAAATTTAAAATGGACAAAATATTGGATCTTTTCTTTTTTTGGATCGTCTAATCTGTAGTTTCTTCTAATTGATAATACTTTTCGCGTACCATTGTCGATTGTAACAATGTAGGGAACTTTAATACCTGTAGGCATTCCGTCTTCGCCTCTATCTTCAAAGCCTTCAATCTCTAGGTCAACATGGCATTCAATCAAAGTATAAATTGGATTATTCTTTTGATAACCTGTTGCGCTAGTTCCTTCTAGCTCTCGTTCTTTTTTCTTCAATTCAGTTTCTTCGTAGTAAGGTCTTCCCAGTTCTATATCTCTATAGAATCCAGAAACTTGTTGCTTACGCAAATCATTTTCTGAAATTTTTAAAACATGACATATGGCTTCCGTATCTTCTAATGAGGTAGCCGAATACGGAACCACTAAGTCATCTGCAGTGACGAACTTTGATACAGCTCGTCCCAGTAAATCGTCGTAATAAACTTTTTTAAAAGTTGAACCTGCAAGTGGCAGGTAAAATAACATTTGATCAAATTCCGGTTCAAATTCTTTCATGACATCCATTAATTGATAATTCATGAAATTTTTAACTCTAACCGATTGATCTTGTTTTTCTCTTGTCGGTCTTCCTAAAACCTGACATCTAACCGGACCATCAGCCGGTAATAATTCTTTATAAGCTTGCGCTTGAAACTGTGTGACTGCTTCTGCTAAAACCGGGTGAGTAGCACCACTTGCTCCTTGAAAAGGTCTAGTTCTCATTTCAAACTGAAAACCTAAAAGTTCTAGTCCTTGAGTATAGGATCTTTCCCATTCTCTTCTGGATGCTTTGTAATCTGTATAGTTGGCATAAAGTTCTGAACCTATTGGATCTAAAATAGAATCTGGCAGCAAGTCTGCTAGATTCATATAGTGATTGTCGCTTGTTGCTGGTGCTACTGCACCAGGTTCGAAATCAATGTCTACCGAGCCATCTTCGTTTTCAGTAATCTCTGTTCCTTCGTGTGAAGGAATGGATTCTTGTACTGCTGTTTGAACTTCTGTCAGCTCTTCTTGAGCGGGTAGGGTTATGTTTCGTCTTACGTTAGGTAAGCCCTTATCTATTTCTGCCATGTAGTTTCTCCAATCTTTCTGGTTTATATTGTTTTGGATCTTTAATCAAGCCTCTAGGGTCTGGGCCCTTTACAGGTGGGATTGATTTCCATTTTACGTGTTTCATGTTTTTAACTAAAGTCGGGTTTTTATACATCGGGGCTAAATCTATTTATTATATACTTATCCACCCCTGTTATTTCTTCTTTTTTCTTTTGATCAGCAAGAGCTTTTTCTTTTTTCATTTGATTGATTAGTGCCGTTCTAGTTTCTGCATCTATCGCTTTTATTTCTTCAGGGACAATTCCAATTTTATTCTCTAAATAGCCTTGAGCCAAAGGTAAATTAGATATATTTGCTTCAAGTTCTTCAACAGGAGTTTCTTGAAATTTTTTAGTTTCATAGTCTCTTCCAAATGTAGCTTCATAAAAAGGTTTCCACTCATGCTCTTCACCTTTTGCTTTTGAAGTCAACCATTCTCCAGCTTCCCAAACTATTCCTGGAAGATTTGTGTATATTTCTGCTAGATTCATCAATCCTACACTAGTTCCTAATCCTTTAGAATGTGCTTCTGCAATAGGAATTACATCTAGAGGAATGCCCACAATACCTACTCCTTTTAAAAGTCTTCCAAATGCATTTAAAGCTTTACTCGGAAGTTTAGCGGCAATATCATCCAATGCACTTAATTCTGCTGATCCCCACTTAGCAATATCTACAATATTCAATCCTGAATTTTTCTTATTCATAATCGACTGAATCGTGCTGCTTAGTTTATTTTTATCTTGAGTGCTTAATACCCTGTTAACCTCCGCTAAAAATGTTTTTGAAGTATAGGTTCCTGATCGCATGTCACTTAAAGAAACTTTAGCACCTTTTTTTCCACCGACAGTTTTAGCTTCATCTATTCCAATTCTTTCTACCGTTGTATTAATTAATGCCCCATTCTCATCTAGAATAGGTGTAATTTTATTAAAACCTATTAAGCCTCTATATTTTTTTGGTAATTCGTTTTTAGCTTTATCAACTATTTGAGCTGCCTCAGCATTTAACGACTCTATTTTTTTTAAATAAGTTGAATCCATTGTTCGAGTATATTTATTTAAGTTATCACTAATAGCATCAGCTATTCTATTTAAAGGTGTATTATATTTTTGCATTGAAGCATTTATATATTTATTAACAAAAGCTACGTCTTTACTTGTAAGAGCTACTTCACCACCAATAGGCATAATATGATGAAATTGATTCAAGCCTTTACCACTGATCGTGGTTCCAGGTTGAGTAATACTTAATCTATGTTTTCTCAACTCTTGACCTGATCCAACCTCACCTTTTGCGTATTTTAATTTTTCTTTGTCTATAAGATAAGAGTTAATTCGTTCCACCGTGCTCACGTGGCCTAATTTATATTTTTTAGCTAATTGCTCGTTGCTTAAAATTTTTCCTTCAGCCACTGCTTTTCTATATTCTCTTCCTGCAGCCGGATATACAAGTCTCTTCTTCAAATCCGTTAAATATTCGTTTTTAAGTTTTTCAGGACCCACTAACTTAACTATTTTTGGAGTCTCACCCACTTTAGAGCCTCTTCCTTCATAAACAGGTT